GCGGATGTGGGCTCACCGAGCCTGCGGCTGCACACCGACGAACAGTTGGCGAGCCGCTATGGATTCGACGGGCTGCCGAACAAGACACCGCAACAGCGGGCCGAGTTCAAGGCCGTGGCCGACCTGTACCGCAGGGCGAGCGACAGCAGCGCACCGTGGAACCACCCGGACCTGACCAAGAACCTGAGCACCCTGCTCGACACCGCCCCGATGAAGGGCGCGCAGTCCGTCTCCGCGACGATGCTGCGATCCGAGAACCCCGTGATGCGTATGCTCGCGGCCGAGTTGCTGGAGTCCCCAAGCGGGGCTGGCGGTCGGCGTTCCACGGCGTCAATCGCCAAGTGGATGAACGAGCAGAAGTACATGGGCCGCTCGATCCTCGAAGTGCAGGATGCATACCGCATCTGGCGTCGGGATCAAGGCGGCACGGTGATCGGCGACGTGTTCGATGGCAAGCTGTGGCAGCAGTTCAATCGCAAGGTCGCCGAGGAGATCGAGAACCGGCGTTGGGGCCGCGCAGCCGAGAGTCACGAGTCCGTCAAGGGCGCGGCCGACTCAGTGGAAGCCGCCTACGAGCGCATGCGTATCGACCAGATCACCACCAAGACAATTGGTTGGGCCGGTCTTCCATCGACCAGCGTGGGCTACATGCCGCACCGGATGTCCGCGAGCCGCGTTCGTAACCTCAACGAGGACGAGCGCTTCGTGCTGCGTCAGGCACTGCGTGAGCAGTTCCAAGAGATCGAAGGCTTCGACGCCAAGTTCTCCGCAGACCTCGCCAACTCGTACCTTGAGCGCGTGCGCGAGCGCGCGGTGGGCGAGATCGATCCGGCCATCGGCATTCACCAAGTGGGCGCTGCCGACATGGTGGAAGACGCACTAAAGGCCATGGGGCTGAAGCAAGAAGAAGTCCGGGCCATGATGCAGAAGTACATGCGCGGTGCTCCAGGCTACACGAAGCGACGCCTCACGCTGGACCTGACGAAACCCTACGAGACGCCAAACGGCACGTTCAACCTCATGGACGTGTTCGCCACCGACCAGTTGCAGTTGCTCCGCACACAGGCCCGCCGCGTAAGCGGTGAGACCGCGCTAGTGCGACACGGCATCATGGGCAAGCCCGGCATGAACCTCATGCGGCGGGCGGTGGGCTTTGGTACGGAAGGCTCGAAGGCCCAGAACCACGAGTTGCAAGCGTTCGACCAGATGGCCGCCGAGTTCTTCGGCGACCGCTTCGGCACGCAAGGCGGCAAGTGGATGGACCGCGCATTGCAGTTCACGTCCCTGACACGGCTTGGCGGCATGGGCTTCACCCAGTTGGCTGAGTCGATCAACATGATCGCACACGTCGGTGTGGTCAGAGCGCTATCGTCAATCGGCAGCCTGAACCGGCTGCGCAGTGAGGCGCTGGCATTGTCCCGTGGTGAGCGAGTAGACAACTCGATTCTCAAGAGCTTGGAACAGTTCGGAGGCGCGGAGTTCGGCACGGAGAACAGGAAGATGATCTTCCCGTTTGACAATCCCGAACTTCAGTACCAGACCTTCGGCCATGACACGGAATACGCTGCTGACCGCTTGCTGCGGGGCGGCGTCCACCTGCAAGGGAAACTCTCGATGTGGCAAGCCATTCATGGTGCGCAACAGCGAGGAGCGGCTGAACAGATCGTCCGCAAGGCGTTCGAGTACATCCGCGAGAATCAGGCCGACAAGGCGCTCGACGACATGGGCATCAACGAAGGGCTTCGCGCGATGATCCGCGACGAGTTGCCTAACGTCGCCCAGTTCGATGGTGCCGGTCGCTTGATCGGGTTGGACATCACGAAGATGGAGAACAAGGAAGCTGCCGAGAACTTCGTTCAAGCTGTGCACCGCGGAGCGGCCCAGATCATTCAGGGCACGTTCATTGGCGAGCGCGGAGCGTGGGCACACGATGCCCAGATGAAGATACTCACCCAGTTCCGTACGTTCTCCCTGACAGCCATTGAGAAGCAGTGGGCGCGTCAGGTGGGCATTGGTGGCGGTGGCCTTAGCGGTCACGCGCGCGCAGCGGGCATCCTCATGGGTGCCATGTCGTTTGCCGCACCCATCTACATCGCTCGCACGTACATCCAATCCATTGGCCGCTCAGACCAGAGCGCGTACTTGGAGAAGCGACTCGACCCGTTGCAGATTGCGCGGGCCACCATGAACTACGTTGGGTTGACCGGCCTCGCCGGAGACTTCCTCGACGTGGGTTCACAGGTGACGGGCCTCGGCACGACGACAGGCGGGCGCACGGGTCACGAGCGCGACTTCTTCGGGGACACGATTGCTCCGGCAGTAGGCGTCGCCAACGACCTGTACAAGGCCGTGCAGAACACCAAAGAGGGGACCGACCCCACCAAGTTGATGAAGACGCTTCCCTTCTCCAACTTGCCCTACGTCATGCCCGTCGTTTCATCGATGGGTCAGTGACACAAGCCCCGAGGTTTTGCGCCTCGGGCACCAATTCAACCAAGGACCCGACATGATCGATCCGATCCTGCAACTGTTCTCTCAGAGCCATTGGATCGCCGATGGTGTCGAGACCGAGTGGAACTTCGCATTCGAGGACGGCTACCTCTCCACCGACTACGTGAAAGCGTACACGGTGGACACGGAGTCGAACCGCGTGGACCTCGTAATCACCGAGGACATGTTCACCGGCGAGTTCCAACTGACCATCACCCCGGCGATTCCCAACCTTTACACGTTGGTGATCTACCGCGACACGCCGAAGAACGCACCCATCGTGAACTTCACCGATGGTGCCAACGTCTCCGAACCCAACCTCGACCAGATCGCGCGGCAAGCCGTGCACATCGCGGCCGAAGTCATGGATGGGGCAGGCGCGTCACTTTCCACGGCCGACCTGGGTCTGAAGGACCTCGTGCACGTCTCGTACACGGGCTCCTCGACCCTGCTAGTCGCAGATCGCGGCAAGGCACACTACAAGGAAGACGGCACCGGCGTGACCGTGCCGAACACCCTCGCAGTGGGCTTCCTGTCCACGATCATCAATAACAGCGATGACGAAATGCCCATCGCTTTCACCGCTGGCGTCGGCTACCTGCAAGGCAGCACCGACCCATCTTCCGCGCTATGGCTGCTTGCACCGCGCAACACACTCACACTCACCAAGATGTCTTCGGGTGTTTGGTTCATTGCCGGTCTGGTAGTGGACAACAGTTAACGAGGCGTCGCATGGACATGCACGACAAACTGCAAGCCGCGGCATCTGCCGTACCCGTCTCCGCCACTGGCGCGAGCGTCGCTGGCCTCTCCCTTCAGGAGTGGATGTACTCGGTCACGATCTTGTGGGTGCTGGTGCAAGCCGGCTTCTTCGCATGGGACCGTATCAAGAAAGCGAGGAAGGAACGTGACGAACGACAAGAAGGGCAAGGCAACCGAGACTGAACTCGGTGCCCTGCACGGTAAGATCACCGAAACGATCAGCCGCAAGCTCGACGCACCCCTGCGCAGCGATGACGGCAAGGCCATCGATGGTACGGAAGGGCTCGCCATGACGGCGGCCGACCTGTCCAACGCAATCGCCTGGATGAAGCACAACTCCATCACCGCCGACCCCGAACAGAACGACGCGCTTGCCAAGCTCCGTGAGAAGCTGAAGCAACGCGGCAAGGGCGTCAAGGCAGTGGACATCGCGGCGGCACAGAACGAACTTGAGCGTGAGCTTGGGCTCGGCGGTGCCACCGGCCCGATGCAGTGAGCCGCGAGACTCCCGAAGCCGCCGCAGTGCGGTGGGAGCAGCTAGCTCTCGTTCAAGAGCACTACCAGCATTTCGAGGACTTCCTTCGAGACGGTATGTTGGAGCTTGGCTTCACAGCCACCGACATCCAGATCGAGATTGGGGACTACATCGAGAACGGGCCACCGGACTTGATGGTGCAGGCACAGCGCTCGCAGGCCAAGACCACGGTCTGCGCGCTGTTCGCCGTGTGGTCACTGATCCACAACCCGTTCATTCGGGTGCTGATCGTGTCCGCGGGCGGGACGCAGGCCGAGGAAATCTCGACGCTGATCGTCCGCCTGATCCTCTCCATGGACGTGCTGGAGTGCATGCGCCCCGACAAGATGGCCGGGGACAAGACCTCCATCGAGCACTTCGACGTGCACCACTCGCTCAAGGGGCTGGATAAGTCCCCGAGCGTGGCCTGCGTCGGTATCGACTCGAACCTCCAGGGCAAGCGCGCTGACATCTTGATCGCCGACGACGTGGAATCCACGAAGAACTCGGCGACCGCGACGATGCGCGCGAAGATCATCCACATCACGAAGGACTTCCCGTCCATCTGCGTCGGCCGACCCGAGCTAGGCTTCGCGC